TTATTAAGACCCAATACCCGAAGGCATAAAACACTACTTAGTTGGTATCCATCGTTTTCTTAAAGAAACCCTTTATCAGCGTCTAACCAATTCCGCCACCTGACTATTTCAATTAAAGTAAATCACCATCACCTAAATCATCAAAAGAATCTTTCACATCATCAGCGGCACTTTCAAGTAATGATTTTGTTGATTTTACTTCTTCTCCTGTCGCAATATTTACAACATCTTTTACAACCGCCACCGGTGTAAGTACTGTTTTTACGGTAGCCCCAATCATACTTGTTAAAAATCCCATAATTTAATTAATTTAATATTAGTTGTCAGGACAGGACTCGAACCTGTATGGTGCTACCTAAGATACCTGCTACAAGGCCGTAAATGAGTTGCGAACTCCTAATCCCTAACGTCTACCTTTCCGTCACCTGACTTGTTTCGTTAATGTCAAAAACTGATTCAATCCTCCTAAAAAACACTAACTTGGTACTTACTATATCTTGGCTCCCCTATCCATTTTTCAATATAATTCACCTGAAACTTCAATGGGTTGTTGATTGACCACTCCCACCTACTCAAGTAGTTTTTAATTTAATACCCGTGAGTATGACGTATGTTCTTCACTACCATAAAGGTGTGAATAGCGGTTCTCTCACATGGGTATTTATTATTTAATTTTTTGTTTCTGATAGTCTTATTAAGGACACTGCGATGATTACTCCAATCACAAAACCTACCATTATACCTGTAATAAACACTTCACCCATCTTAATAAAATTTTAATTTGTAACTTGTTAAACTCATTAATTCATCTTTAGCCGAAGTATAGGAGTAATTTTTAACACTATTTCCATAGAAATCAGACATCATCTTAAGTGCTTTAGACGTATTTCTATCAACTATCTCAAACTGTACTCTATTATAAATAACAATATCAACGTCATCAATTGAACATATTCTTAAATCACTACTCGTCGTTCTCTTAAAATAAGATTGTAAAAGATTCATCTCTGAACTATTAATCTTATTTTCTCCATTACATTCTAATGACAGTATTTCACACCAAATTCGATAACCACCACCATTACATAATGTAATATCTTTTACCCTAAAAACCACATTAAATGTTCCATTAACCGGGTGTTTGTAATGATATATCTTCCCACCGAAAAACTTCTTATAAACAAGGATTGGTGTACCTTCACTTAATTCATTTATATTGACATCATCCATCCCATTCGGTTTTGTTCTTGGTATTGAGAATAAGTACATTTTCTCATTGACTTATAGTCCGGTCTTAACTTTACGTGTGTCGGATATTTCTTCTCGTGAGCTCTTTGTTCTCTCATAACCTTAGCATACGCCTCTCTCTTACTTGGAGCCCAAACATCATTAAATCCCCCGCCAATCCAATTAAATAGATAAAGGTATTCTCCGTTAACGCTTCTGTATAATTTCTCTTTAGTCATATCTTACCCGTTTTGTGAGTACAAAGATAATACTTTTTTAGAGAACGCCAAATAAAATTAAAAATTATTTACTCATTACGTGTGTAATAAGTTTGTGTAGTTGTGTTCCGGTTCTTTCCGGTTTTACTTCCTTAAGAGTGAAGTAACCCCAATCCGAGTGTTCATCACCATCCATGGCGTTCTCAAAATCAGGTTCAAGTTCGGTCTCAGTCTCCAAAAGATAGACATACATAAGACCTCTTAATTTTTGTCCATCCCTGCTAGTACGAGGAACCATACCAACAAAGGATAAATCCATATCATCAATATCAATGTCAGTTTCTTCAAAGAATTCTCGTTTTCCGCAGTCCATTGTTGTTTCACCTTCTTCAAGATGACCACCAGGTAATGACCACATTCCGGGATATAATCCCTTGGCGTTTCTCTTACATAGTAAAACTTTATCACCACATTTTACTAAAACTCCGACATACCTTGTAACTTCCATATATTTATAGTTATGAATATTAAAATTAATCAAAATATCTTCAAAGTCAAAACCCTAATTGATAAGAAATCTCAGGCACTTGGCATGATGGGAAAAACATTTGACAAATCTTTTGAAGGTTTGTTATTCCTCATGGGAGGTGACAAACAATGTTTTTGGATGAAGAATTGTATAATCAATTTAGATATACTAATCATCCGTAATAATGTTATTGTAAACATTCACCATAATTGTCCACCTTGTGAAGGTGAAGAATGTTCAAGTTATTGTGGTAACGGTAATATCGTACTAGAACTTGAAGGTGGCACTTGCGAAATGTTAAACATCGAACCGGGTGATGTTATAGAATACTTATTCTAATTATCACCCTTCGATAATTCAATCTTTTCTTTTAATACTTTTTGTAATTGGTTCGCAATCATTTTTGTGAACTTAACCGTTGGTGAATCTTCAGACTCATTATATCTATGACTTCCTGTTGGTGGTCTTTTACTTCTTCCAAGATAATTTAATCCTGATATGTTTGTAATACATTTGTGACCTCCTGAGTTCGCTTGAATTAAATCCCAAGCATTAATCCCAATCTTATCTAACATCTGTCTGTGCTCTTCAGGTATGTCCTTAAACGGTGTCTCCATCATATCTTGAATATGATTCAATACTTTTTCACCACCATCCATAGTCTCAAACTTATCACCATATAACGCTTTGAAGTCTTTGAAAGTAAATCCAACACTTTCCGGTGTTGCACTTGTCTCACTAACCCATTTAATTGTTGATAATGGAATTGTTCTTGTTTTTAATTGGTCCTCCCATTTTGATAAAGCTTCCTGTGCAATCTCCCCCAAGTTAACACCTTTAAGTTCTCTTTCCTTTTTGAATGGATTACATGATGCTTGAACAAGACCCAATGGCCACGCCATAATAAGAAAGTCTGCGTCAGGATTATTTCTAAATGGGGTGTATCTATCATAAGACCCAGGTTTGAACATAGAACCTCCACCATATTGGAAGATAATGTTGTCGCTGACATTTGGATATCCTTGCATCGATGTTTTATAGTCCTCAGCATTTTTTTGTAATTGTTCCGGTTTAACGGCATTTGTTTTTTTCATCCATTCCTTAATGTTTGTAAGGATGGACATTAATGATGGCTCCGAATTCATAACTAAACCTTCTAAGAATCCCGGTTTGTTTTTGAACGCCAATATGAGTTTGTTTATCACAAACCCCAATAACATTTTGTTTCTCTGTAATGATGTCTCCTTATCAAACCTAAACAAGTAATTCACAACTTCATCAGGTGTGATATCATGTTTTGCAAAGTCTGCGGAGTCCACCGTTGATATCAATAAAATATCAGGTGATGGGAATAATTCTTTTGGTGAAACCACTTGAGATATTGTTTCAACATTAGAACGTGATGGTCTAAATGAAGTTGATTTGGTTTCATCCGCACCTGCTTGTCTGTCGTGATGGTCCGTATGGATAACAAACATTGGTTTTCCGTGAGCAAAATCAACTAAGACCGGCATAGTATCTCCTTGAGCGTCATTCTTCTTTACAGAGAACTCTTTGTCCCCATATTGAATAACATGAGCATCAACAACATCAATACCATTATCTTCAAGGTATTTCTTCATCGCAATTGCGGTGGTCACCCCATCCAAATCTTGGTGGAAATATATTTCGGCTTTATGGTATCGCTGGGACAATTTTTTAATGTCCCTGATACCACTTTCTTTTATTAGTTTTTTCATATTATCTTGATGGTGCTAAAACAATAGCCAGAACATCACCACTTTTTAACCCTTTAGTTAATACACACCCTTTGTTAGTACCAATAATGTCATCAACACCATTAACTCCCGGATATTTCGCAGCAATACCACTTAAAGTATCACCACTCTTAACTTTATGTAAAACAACATTATCGCCATAAGTTCCTTTAACACCTTTTGGATTCCCAAAACAATATTTACCACCCATCTCAGGTTTAATTCTTTGCATTTGAGTCTCAATTGGAGTTTGAACGTTCATTTGTTCTTCTATTACTCTTTTAACGATTCTTTCCAAATCAGATTCTGTTAATCTTATTACTTTTGTCATTATTATTGATTTTATTTATTATTTTATTTTTACATTCCCGATATTGGATTTAACTGACCTGTAAATAAACCCCTAAAGAATTTAGCTAATGGGTCTCCTTCTACATTTTCACTTGACACGCTTTGTTTCACATTATCAACAACACCCGGTACTATCTCTTTTTCTTCCTTGAAGGATTCATCAAAGTATTTTTTTGCTTCAGGAGTTTTTTGATAATTTTCCATAGCTTTTAACATTTCACCTTCACTACCGAGTTTTTTGATAACCTCACTAGCACCAACCCAATTTCCAATACCAATATAATCTAAGAATCCTAGCCACCACTTGGTTTGTTGCATCATTATTTTTACTCTTCGACCTTCAGTGCTTCTAAATAATCTTGGGATTCCTCCAAAAAATGTTTGACTCATAAACCCGGGTTTACTTAAAGATGCAACATCAAAAATCTTCTCACTTTTCATTAAATCTTTGAATACTTTAATCTCTTGGACACCGGCCTTACCAGCCTTTAAGTCGGCCTCAAGCGATTTTGCCAATCCACCAACCATTTTACTCTTATTTCCGGCTCTACCTAATAATGTAAAATAATCCATTATGGTATTCTTCATCCCCTTAAATGGACCCGAGGGCATTTCTCTTAGAAAATTATTAACCTTGTTTGCCCATCCTCCGGTACCACCAGCACTTTGTAAAAACTTACCAACAGGTCCTGGTTCTTTAGATAATCTCGCAATCATTTCACCGGCAGCTTTACTATCGGTTTTTGCCAATTTCAATGCCGACTCTAAAGCCTTTGTTTCTTTTGAACCTATTTTCATAGCACTCATAACCGGTTTTGCTACAAAATCCCCAACAAAAAATGGTACTGCGGCAACCAAACTTAAAATACCAAATAAGGTATCTCCTTGATAAAAATATGATATGGCATTAATAGTATCAGTAATTGGCGTTGGGTCAACAATCCCCACAATATCCATAACGTTATTATACCAAGCTTCATTAATCACATTATCATTCTCATTTTTTTTCTCAATAAGAACGTTTTTCTTAATCAAATTTAATTGGTCTTCCGTGATTATATACTGATTCATTTGTTTTTTATTTATAAATATCATTAGAAACAAAAAAAAGGGTCCTAAGACCCTTTTCTATTCCAATTCTAATTCAGTTTGATTTCTCTCCTCAATAAAATGTTTAATTCTATTTCTTGCAATCTCAGCATAGTTTGAACTATACTCTATCCCTAACCATCTACGACCCAGTAATTCAGCGCTAACCGCTGTGGTACCACTTCCCATGAAAGGGTCAAGCACAATGTCATTTTTGTAACTTAAAATTTTAATTGCCTTGGATGGTATATCCATTGAGAATGTTGCTTTAGTCAAAGACTTGGTATCCGCAAAGTAATCCCATCTACCAAAAACTAAGTTCATAAACTCTTTCTTGTCATCATCATCATAAATCACTTTATCTTTCAGAGTACCATCCTCTAAGGTTATTTTAGTATGACTACCTTCCCATTGTGACTCTCCCTTATTCAATTTCTTTTTTGATTTCTTATACGCAAGTATTACACACTCTTTCGGGTTGTAGATATACGGACTACTAGCACTCATCCAAGAACCCCAAGCCGTTTGTCTAACTCTATGTGGAGAATCTTCCGTAAGGTCAACCATTCCAAAGAATTGGAACCCAACTTCTTTCATCTTCATCCAAAACTCGGCATTAAACAATAATCTTCCACCCCTCTCTTGGACGTTCATTTCAATCGGTACATTTATCGCAACTCTTCCATCATCTTTCAACACTCGGAAAGCCTCACTCAACCAATTGATGGTGAATTCCCAATACTCATCCATCTCTAACCCATCATTATACTCATCGTATTTGATGTTGGCATTGTAGGGAGGCGATGTGACAATTAAATCAACACAACCTTCAGGTAATGTTTTCATTACGTCAACACAATCCCCATTTATAATTTTACCCGTTTCTATCATCTTCTTCTCTTTCTTTTTTTACTTCAAGATATGACTCATATAAACTATCTCTAAACGAATACAATTCACTATAAATCTCTTCATTATAATCGTCATCTTCCCACATACGTTCGGAGTCGACCTCATCATAATCCTCAATGTCATCGTAATCAAACCCATAAACAAAAGCACCTACCGGAGAATATCCTTCATCTTCATAGGTACCATAAGCAACAATCTCTTTATCAACCTCATTTAAGACCTCAACCACTTTTTGAATATATTCAGTTGGTACATTCGAAGCCGTTTCGATTATTAAATCAACTTCCGGTGTAAATTCCACATCTCCAAATTCAATTCTAATCCATTTTGAACCAATGTTTTCATCCATCCATTCTCTATCAATATCGTCAACTCCATTAAATTCCTCCCCAAATAATTTATTAAAGTGTTCCACCACTTTAACCTCTGAACTATTCTCACCTTCAGTTTCAAGTAACTCTTTAACTTTACCAAACGTTTCTTCGTTAAGATTACATATCTTAACATAAGTTGTCATTATATTCGCCATATTATTCTTTTAATTGATATTCCCAACCATCTTCTTTTTTTATTGGTGTAATCTCTAAATCCAAGAACACCGCGTTTTGTTCACCAGCATACAATCCAAGTATGTTGTAGTCGTAAAACTCTTCAGCCTCACCCATCGTCATCAAGTCTCTCTCTTGAAGAATATTAAGTATTTTTTGTTTAGAATACAATACCCTATTACCATTTCCGAATTCTTGAACAATCCCAACTATCGCATCTTCTAAACCATCTAATAGAATTGCACCCTCAGCATATTCATCAATATCTACGGTTACTCTCATAACTTACCATCTATTTTCATCTGTTCCCTAATTTTGGTTGCAGATATGTTTTTAATTTCATCAGGTGGAAAATGCTCAATTACATCATATCCAACACCTCGTCCAATATTAATACTTTCAATGTCCGGAATAACTTGAATCACTAATCGACCTTCATCAATTAATTCTTTCAACTCAACCTCCAAATTATTAACAACCCATTCTGTTGAAAACGGATTCTTATCATCAATCTCAACATCTCTAACACAAAGTAAAATATTTTTACCCAATTCAAGTTGTTGGTCAATCAACGCCCTATGTCCGTGATGCCATGGTTGCCATCTCCCGACAAACATTGAATATTTTTTACTTGAAGATGAGGAGGCGAATGCTGCCTGTACGTGTTTTCTTCTTTCCCAATTACTCATTATCCTTCAAGAACTTAAATATTTCTACTTTACTTGGTGTTGGATTATCCTTGAATGTCTTCATGAACTCTTCTTTTAATCTTATCGGGATTACCGCTGTCTTCAGTTGGATGTCCATATTACCATTCCCATCAACTTCACCATTATCCATATAATAAGCCAAGTAGAATTGTACTTCAGGGGTTTCATTATTTGTTTTCATACACTCTAATTTTTTCCATTAATTCCTTCATTGATTCCGTTTCTGAAACTCCGGTCGTATCAATATCAATATAATCCTCTATCGGTTGTTCATAATTCTCCACGTGAAAATTCTCCCTACCTCTAGTCTCGGTCGTATGAAGATAAACTTCAATAACATCTGTGATTGATTTTAACTCATTCCTCAATTCTCTATAAGGAGAAACCAATGATATAATAACATCAATATGTTTTGCGTTTAGGAACAAAGCAATGTCATGAGCCCGTTGAATATTCTTTCTTCTTCCTTCCTCAGAATAATCTTTATTTTGAAAAATGTCTCTAATATCATCACCATCAATTTGAATGATGTTCTTATGAAACAATTTTTGTCTCAATAATCTAGCCAACGTGGTCTTACCCGAATGTGGTTGTCCTATTAAGTAATAAATCATTTCTGTAGATTATCTATTCTTCTTTGAAGGTACCAAGCAGCCTTCTTTAGGTCTTGGAGTTCTTTATCAGTTTCTTTCTTACCAGCTCTTGAGATATATTTAACAGTATTTCCCAAGTGAAAATCTAATGACCAAGCCTCAATAACTTTGATGGCCTCGTAAATGTTCTCGGCTCCTCCATAATGGTCAGGATTGTTTACCATCTCTTTACCCATAATGACTACTGAATACTATTCTTACCTCTTTTGGTAACTGGTTTATCTTCTTCTCCCTCAACAAC